AACTAGAAGTTGACAGTATTAAAAAATATATTAAAGATAACTTGTGGGAAGAATTTCTAGATAATTTTATAATAACTGTACAGGAAAAATCTAGATATGTTGGAAATAAAATTGATAAAATATCCTCACCCGGAGTAAAAGGTTGCTTTTATAGTCATTATAGATTATGGGAAAAATGCACCGAACTTGACGAACCTATTATGATATTTGAAGATGATGTTAAAATTTATAGGAATGTAAATTTTGAAGAATACCATTGGCAAGACATATTAATTTTAGCATTTGGAAAAACATTATATAAAGGCGAACCCTATAAAACTTATTTAGAAAATCCTAAAGGACCTTTACAGATTATACCTTGGACTAACAGTTCAATGCCTGGCACACAGGCTTATGCGATCAAACCCAACGCTGCTAAAAAACTTGTAAAACATTATCGTCCTTGGTTTTTACCATCTGATAATGCTATACACTCTAGCATTTGTAAAATAGAAATACTAACACATGTTATGGGTAGAGAACTATTTGGAGACGAAGGTAATTCCTCTGCTGTTCGTACAAAAGGGGAAACTTGGTGAGAGTAGGTATATTTTATAATTCAATAGCTAACCCAGGAAAATTTTCTAATAAAGTTATGTTAATGGATAACTTTAGTCAAGGTGTATTAGCTAACGGTGACAAAGTTATTGATCATCGAGATAATTCTCTTCCTAATCAAAAAATAGATGTTGGATTTGTTTTAGGTTATACCCTTGAAGATAATTTTCGAAAAAAGATTATTAACATATTGAGAGATAATAATACCCCACAAGTGTTTGTAGATAGTAATATATTACATTATTCTCGTAAAGAACACGAATGGCATCGATATAGTTTGAACTCAGTTTATCCGAGCAACGGTGTTTATTTCTTTGATAAACTAGATGAAAATAAATGGGATACTTATAGCAATTGGCACAATGCAAAATTAATGCCTTGGCGAAGCAACGGTAATCATATACTAATATTTTGCCAACGTCCTAAAGGTTGGAATTTATTTGGAAATGATCAAGATCTTTGGTTGCAACAGACTATCGAAAATATTAGAAAATATAGCCAACGTCCTATACGTGTACGTATGCATCCCGGAGATGGTACTAAAGATAAACAGATAGAAAAACTTAAAAAACGTTATGGTAATTTAATATCAATATCTGATGAAGAAGATATCAGAGATGCTCTTAAAAATTGTTGGTGCGGTATTGGGTATAATTCAACGCCAACGTCAGTGGCTGCAATTGAAGGTATACCTGTATTTTTGCAAGATCCTTTAAACAGTTGGGCCAATGATATCGCATTTACAGATTTCGCACAGATTGAAAATCCACCAATGCCAGATAGATCTGAATGGGTTAAAAAGATAGCAAATATACATTGGTCAAATGACGAAGTAAAAAGTGGTAAACTTTGGGCGGCGATCAAGACCTATATTTCTTCTGCTCCTCGATAAAGATCGCTAATTCTTTACGTTTTCCTTTAGCAGTCCAAACATAACTATCCTGATGCATATGCCAGTCTATATACGATAGTGGCAGTGAATCTATACGGAAATTTGGAACTAACTCGTCTAGGATATCTTGGTCTAACGACCAATAAATGTAATCTCGTTCTAGGTTAGCTTTAAGAGTTTTTCCATATTTTCTAAGGAATTTTAAACTATTATCATTGCCAGTTAGATAGATACCACCAGCTAAAAACTGTTTGTTTTTATGGATATAAAAATCAGGTCCGTTAGGCAATCTCGTTAAGTCTCTCCTAAATACTGCATCAACATCCATGGAAAATAATGACTGAGGTTCTTTTATTATTTCCATTAATCGAATAAATCTAGCACAGGCAAAATAGGTTTTTTGCATACGCTCTAGTATAGATTTGTCACCTCCTTTTTCCATTGATGTTAAAATTCTGCCATATCTAATTTTTTCTAAAGGATCTGTAGGAATAGTATTCCAACGATCTGCAGCATCGTTAAATAATTCTAACGGAGCATATTCATAAGTTACTGATACTGAATTATTATGACAAAATTGTAATTGATCATCTCTCGGATTGAATAAATGTATATGTATGTTTTGTTTACTATTTCGTTTAATACTATTAATCAATATAGTACCAAACTCGTCAAAATAATCTTTATCACAAGCTGCATAGATAAAGAAATCATTTTGATTGAATTGCCCTTGTATTTGTGGTATAATCATGATGGAGTATTTAACTTATGAAATTTTCTTATTTCCCAAATCAGACTGCACTGGATTCAGGTTCGACGATGCGAGCTTTTTTAGAAAGCTGTAAAAAAAACGGACACGAGATAATAGAAAATTCCTACGATGCCGACGTTGCTATTATATGGTCTGTACTATGGCATGCTCGTATGATGAGAAATGAACTTGTTTGGAATCACTATCGTAGCAAGAATAAACCTGTTGTAGTACTTGAAGTCGGAGCATTAGATAGGGGACGCTTATGGAAAGTTGGTGTAAACGGGATTAACGGATCAGGATATTTTGGACCCAAGGGCATGGATTCGAGTCGTCGAAAAATGTTAGACATTAATATTAAATCATGGAAACAATCGACAGATATTCTCATATGTTTACAACATTCAAAAAGCGATCAATGGAAAGGAATGCCAGCGATAGAACACTGGCTAGATAATATTATAGGGAAGTTAAGAAAAAAATCTGATAGGAAAATCGTAGTTCGAAGCCACCCAAGGCATCAGATAAAGCTAAATCATAATTATAAAGATTTAATTTTTGATTATCCAAAATCACTTAATTCAGTTGATGATTCTATTAATTTTAAAAATGCATTAAACTCTGTTTGGGCAGTAATTAATTGGAATAGTAATCCTGGAGTTATTGCAGCGTTAAATGGAATACCGGTATTTACGGGGCCAACTAATCTTGCTGCTCCTGTGGCTAATTTAGATTTTGATATGATAGAAAATCCATCAATGCCAGATAGAGAACAATGGGCTAATGACTTAGCATATACTGAATGGACTGTCGATGAAATAGCCAAGGGAGAACCGCTAGAAAGAATATATTCGGCATTGACTTCTGTATCACAATAGTTTAATATAGTCTTATGTTGTTGTATATCGAAGACTTGATAACATATATTTGTCGTAATTTTAAGACACATTCCGACTATGTTCCGTTAAAAGATAAAACTGTATTTTTCAGTTTAATGAATCAATTTGGAAATAATATAGCATTAACAGTAGGTCAATCAAATCTAGCACTGCGCTTGCTTGAAAACAATAAAAACACTTTCTCAACTATAAAAGGATTTAATGAGTTGTTAGATATTCCTAAATTTAAATATCCTTTTAGAACTATCGATACAGCTAAGAAAATATATATTGAAAAGTTAAATGATAAAGATGTTATAACAATAAAATTCCAATATAATAAAGAACTATTAAAGGAAATTAAAGACGAAATTCCTGGAAAGTCTCTATATAATAAAGAGAAAAAATCTTATTCGTTTCCACTTAACGAAAAAAATATTTTGAATATATTAAGCAATCAAAAGATAAAAAACTATAATTTTGATATTGATTCTGATCTATTAAATCTATATGAAAATATAGATCATATTTACAAAAATAAAGAAGAATTTGTTCCAACCGTTGATTATGAAAACGGCTTAATAATCAAGAACACTAATAAACTAACAAGAGATTATTTTGAAAATAATAAAAAAGATATATTCTTATCGGATTTATTCCTGGCAAAATCATTAAGATTAAACTTCGGTAAAAAATTAATTGATAAATTAATTTCGATGAATTTAGACACGAAAATACCATATTTTCTAACAGAAAAAAAGAAGAGTCATACTGTTATTAATAGTAAGAAAACCAACATGTCTATGTTTATACAAAGTTTAAAAACGATAGACATATGGCCAATTATGGTTATCTTACCGGAATTTGATACCGTCGATGTCTCACTAGACAAATGGTATAGCAGTCTGAAAGAAAATGGAATATCAAACAAAGAAATCAGTGTTTTGTTTCGTAGTCAAAAAAATAAATCCTTCAATGCATTTGTAGCAGATGAGCAATTAAATAATCTAGTGTCGGAGGAAACCAAAGTAGTTTTTATAAATCATAAGATTCCAAAGGTACTATACAAGATAGACTTTAAACCACCTATAGTTATTAGTACATCAGTACACCATGTACATTATACTACAAAAATATTAACTTCAACACACCCTTTTGTAATATATTATACTGATCAAATATCATTCTTTAATTCGGAAATCGAAGATGCCTAATTGTAAATTAATTATACGAGATGAAGTTAATATAAAATTTGAGGGGTTAAGTTTAGAAGCTAGGAAAAAACTAGCAAATAAATTTAAGTTTGAAGTACCTTGGGCACGATACCAACCATCATATCGCTTAGGCAGATGGGACGGCACAGTAGCTTTCTTTGGTGTCGGTGGTACCGGATATATCAATCAACTAAATGATATATTACCAATATTAGAATCACTCGATTATGATCTAGAAGTAGAAGATCTAAGGCATCACCCTGTTATCGAATTAGAAGAAATAAACGAAGAATTCTGGGGCGATCTATGCTGGCCTACGGGACATAGATTTGCAGGACAACCTATAAGATTGCGCGATGATCAGGTCGAAGTTGTTAATAACTTCTTAAAAAATCCACAAGCATTACAAGAAGTTGCTACTGGTGCAGGTAAGACTATCATGACTGCAACACTGAGTAAATTATGTGAGAAATATGGAAGATCTATGGTAATTGTTCCTAACAAAAGCCTAGTAGAACAGACCGAAGAAGACTATAGAAATGTTGGATTAGACGTTGGTGTTTATTATGGTGATCGTAAAGAACTAGGTAAGATGCATACTATATGCACGTGGCAGAGTCTTAATATATTAGATAAAAAAAGTCACGATACAGAAGCACTAACTCTAGCTGAATTTACCGAAGGTGTTGCTGCTATTATCATAGATGAAGTCCATCAAGCGAAAGCAGAAGTTCTAAAGAAACTACTAACGATTAACTTTGCCAATGCACCAATTCGTTGGGGGTTAACCGGAACTGTTCCTAAAGAAAAGTTTGAATTTGAATCTATACGTTGCAGTATTGGAGACGTTATACATCACGTTACGGCACACGAACTACAAGAAAAAGGCGTGCTTGCACAATGTCATGTTAATATATTACAGGTTACTGATATTAAAGAATTTAGATCATACGCCGACGAATACAAGTACCTAGTGTCAGACACATCGCGGATGACGTGGATGGCAAATAAGATTAAAGAAATAGCACTAACTGGTAATACATTGGTGCTGGTTAATCGAATCGATACTGGTAAAATACTAATAAACGAGATACCCGATAGTGTGTTTATCAGTGGTGCGGTTAAGACAAAAGCAAGGAAAGAAGAGTATGATGAGATCAAGACGAGCGACAACAAGGTTATTATTGCTACCTATGGTGTTGCTGCTGTTGGTATTAATATTCCCCGTATTTTTAATCTTATTCTCTTGGAGCCTGGCAAGTCTTTTGTTCGTGTCATTCAAAGTATTGGTAGAGGCATTAGAAAGGCTGAGGATAAAGATTTTGTGCAGATTTGGGATATAACCAGCACATGTAAGTATGCTAAAAGACATTTAACAGAACGTAAGAAGTTTTATAAAGAAGCACTATATCCATTCGCAATAACCAAAGTGGATATCTAAAAGGAAAAATAATGCAGATACTAACACTTGATAATAAAACATTTAATCTAAATAATTTACCAGAAGAAGTTGATGATAATATGCGCTTCTCGGTTCTTGATAATTCGAACCCAAATGAACCAGATTTCTTCTTTGTACCTCTAGTATTCTTAGAAAGTTTTAACGCACCAGCAGTAGTATTGAAGATAGATAATTTTGAAATACAGATGCCACTCGATTGGTCGGTACTAGTCGGATGTCGTGAAAGTGGAAATGATCTAGAAGTGGTTCCGTTAACGAGTTTAACAGATAGAGGATTTGATGCTTTTATATTCAATCCAATATCTGATTTCAAATTTAACTTTAGCACTATTGAAATAGTTAATATCTATCTAGATGTAAAATGGTATTTTCCAAAGATGCGTAACGGTCAATTATTAGCTACTCCAATACGCGACGGCGACAACCCGCCTTGTGCTTATTTTGTAAAAGAAATAAGTAGACAGAGTGAAATTGTACAATACTCAAAGTTAATGTAATGAATATACAATCTCCAGAATATATCTACGAAAGTCCAGACAACGGAGATACTGTATATCGCAGAAAACTTGGTGAAACAGAACGTGAACTCTATATTCAGAAAGAACCCGATCTGTTTACCTACGCAGATATACGAGAAATAAAAGAACTTAGTAAAACTAATCCTGCACTCAAAAAAGCTCTTGATAATCTCCTCATTATATATTATACTATAAAAGATGGCAAAGAAACTTGAACTTAAAGAAGCAATGGCAGCAGTTGACCTAAATGCTAGAAGCATGTGGGACGACCTCGATGAAGATCAACAAAAAAAACTCAAAGGAGAACTGTGGATCTTAAACAGATACATCAGTAATGCTAAGACAAGCAATCGAGAACAGATGGAACACTTTGTACTAACTGTTAACGAATATTTTAATAAGAATTGGTTTGAACTACAGAAACATCCTAAGCTACTATGGCAATTACTGTGTATGTGTAATTATAATGGAGAAAAGATATTCTATCATGAATGGATAGGTTTAGGTAAGAGGGCCAGTACTAAAAGATCTAAACTATTAGAATCTGTTTATCCAAATATGAAGCACGACGAAATTGAAACTTTATTAAAGGTTACTACCGATGATGAAATTAAAGACCTTGCTAGAGATTGCGGTTGGACAGAAAAGGAACTTAAAGATCTCTGAAGAACATAATTGTCGCTTCTGTAATAAAAACTTTGTTAAGGAAAAAACCTTAGCTGTGCATATGTGTGAACCAAAACGTAGATATATGCAAAAAGATGAACGGCGTGTACAGAGCGGGTTCTATGTATATGATAGATTTTATAAATTAACACAAAATAGCAAAACAGAAAAGAACTACGAAGATTTCTGTAAGAGTCCGTACTATAACGCATTTGTTAAATTTGGTAGCTTCATGAGCAATGTTAATCCTCTATATCCAGACAAGTATATAGATTGGATTATTCGGAGCAGTATACCATTAGATAAGTGGTGTAGGGAAGAACTTTATGACAAATATATAATCGATCTCATTAAAAATGAGGGTATAGAATCCGCAAGCGAACGAACCATAAATACAATGTGCGATTGGGCTGATAAGAATTCAGCTCAATGGAATCATTACTTCTCATATGCTAACCTTAACAGGATAACATATGATATACGGGACGGCAAGGTTTCTCCTTGGATATTGCTAAACAGCGATAGCGGGTTAGCAGCACTTAAGAAGATGACTGATGAACAACTTCAGACTATTGGTCCGATGATTGATATACTGTATTGGACCGATCGATTTAAGAAGCAAAAGTCAGACCTTGAATTCATAAAGAATATAATCAAGGAGGCTAAGATCTAATGTTAAAAGACAATTTGCTAACTGATACTATTATCGAAGAAGTAGACCTCGGATACACATTTATGGCAGACTCAGATGAACTAAACGTCTATGTAAAATTTACAGGATTTAATAATTCTCTACAAATGGAACAATTTGCAGAGTATATGAAAAAACAATTACCCTTACTATTCACTAGCACAACGAAACACTGATGCCCGATATTGATATAGATTTTTTAGATAGAAATACCGCTCTTAACATGTTCGAGCATCGTATCGCTATGAGAGATCAAAAAGGCGAAAAAGTCAAACATAATACTGGTGTTTACTTCCAAAAAATACCATATGATCCTTTTACTAATATCAGTACTATAGAGTATGAAACAGCGGAGAATCGTGGGTATTTTAAGATAGATTTCCTTAATGTGAGCTTATATAACGGTGTCAAAGACGAAGAACATCTAAAGAGATTGTTAGATCGAGACCCACTTTGGGATCTGTTAGAACACAGAGAGATAGTAGAAAAACTATTCCATATATCTGACCATTATACATTGGTTCGTAGATTACGTCCCACAAGCATAGAACAATTAGCAGCAGTACTCGCGATTATAAGACCTGCTAAAAGATTCTTAGAACATTATGACTGGGATGGAATAATGCGTGAAGTTTGGATTAAACCCACAACGGGAGATCTATACTTCTTTAAAAAATCACATGCTATAGCATATGCGTGTGCTATTGTGGTACAATTAAATCTTATATGTGAACAGGTGAGCTGGGATTATGTCTAAGCGTACAGATCGATTATCAGTACCTATGACTATCAAATGGGATGGTAAGTCGAATAGAAAAAACTTTCTAAAACATATTATAGATATTAATCAGTATAAAAATATAGTTGAGGTGGGTGTGCGAGATGGGCGTACTACATTCTATCTATTAGATAACTGCGAGTGTATTGAAACGTATTATGCTATCGATTCCGAAATTTCTCTGTTTTATACAGAAGAAATCAAAACAAAGTATAAAGATAGATTAGTCCCTATACAGGGATTAAGTCAGAATGTTGCTAAAAATATACCCAACAATAGCGTAGATCTAGTGTTTATTGACGCTAATCATTCATACCAATATGTAAAGAATGACATAATTGATTATAAACCAAAGATTAAATCAGGAGGGCTACTAAGCGGTCATGATATAGATTATCCTGGAGTTAATCGAGCGGTAACTGAGATGTTTGATTATTATGATGTCGGTCCAAATTTTGTTTGGTTTTTAAAGGTTTAACGCTTACGTAACATCTGTATGCTCTTACGTTTAACACGCTTCAACATTATATTGTTTAAATTAACTACCGGACCGATTAGTACATTAACATCTTTGGTAGTAAAATTCTTTATAACGGGTCTAAATACTTCCATCTCTTTACGAAGGAATATGTTAATAGGTAACATACGGTTTGATTCCCACCACCATACTTCACCTAACTCTAAAAATAATCTTTTTTGTTCTTCTAATTTGAGTAGATTATAATCATATAAACTGGTAATATTAGTGTCTTGATTAATCACTATCCCAACATACTCTTGATTGCCGTATTTGACAACTGTTATAAAGGGAAATTGATCTTGAATCTTATCTGCTAAATTAGTCATAAATATAAAAAAGGTCCACCACAATGCTTAAACAGCCTGCGTATTTATATAAAAACATTCAGTATCTTTACACAGATCTGGTAACCTCAAAAACAGGATATAGGAATATGTATGCCAAACCGATGAAATTATACAAAGGTATAGATAATACGTTTGAACTTAAATTGCTCAACGGAGATCAAAAACCTATTAACGCTCTCGGATATACTGTGTATTGGCAGATGTTAGATCGCGAAACCGCCGAACTAAAATATATAACTTCGATTGAAATAGTACCGAGTGCTAGTTCATTGATATCAATAATTATACCGGCCGGTGATATTGAACATATAAACAGTGGACACTATACCTATAGTACATATATGATTAGTCCTACAGGTACTAGAACTATACTATACGGTGATAGTCAATACGGTGCTAGTGTTCCAGTTGAAGTAATTAATAATAGTTTTCCACAGGCATTGAATTCACAAGAAGTAACTGAATTTATAGGGTATGGTGTGATAGGCGAGACTCCAGGATTTATTACATCAGCATTATCGGCTCGCCCCGAACTTAACAGCAACGATAGTATGCACACAGTACAATTCTATTCTAGTGGTTTCATGGGAACAATCGATATAGAGGCAACACTTGAAAATGGTGTAACTGATATAATTAAATGGGCAGTGATTGAAACTATAACTATAACCGATGATATATCATATCATAACTTCAAAGGTGTTTATAATTGGATCCGATTCCACATCAAACCAGATGTTGGTAACACAGGATCAGTTGACAAAATCCTATATAGAAGCTAATATGTTTGTATGAATGTCTATGACGAACTAGTAGCATTACTTCCACGGAAGAAACAGAGTCCTAACGGTTGGACTAGTTTTAATGCACCCTGTTGCGTACACAACGGCGAAAGTCGAGACACAAAAAAACGTGGCGGTATAATCCGTACAGATGACAACGGTGCAAGCTATCACTGCTTTAACTGCGGATGGAAAGCCAGTTGGAGGCCTGGACGAACTCTTGGTACAAGAATGCGAAGTCTGTTCCAGTGGTTAGGAGCAACTGACGATCAAATCAATCGTATAGCATTTGAATGTATGAGGATAGAAGCCACAGGACAAAGCAATACAGATGTAATAATACCTGCGTTTGTTCCTAGAGATATGCCCGAAAATACACAAAAGATCACAACAGAACTTATAAAAGAAGATGCTCGTGTTATACCTATAGTTGAATATATCTATAGCAGAGGAATGACTTTAGAAGATCACGATTTCTATTGGAGTGATAGTCCAGGATACGTAGATCGTATGATAATTCCACTGACTGTTGATAAGAAGATCGTTGGTTATATCGCAAGAAAACTAGGCGACGGTAAACCTAAATATCTAACAGAACATCCTCCACACATTGTATTCAATCTAGATAATCAACCTTGGGAACATAAGTTCATATTAGTATTTGAAGGTAGTATAGATGCGATATTACTAGGCGGAGTTTCGGTACTAACTAACGAGATATCTCCCGAACAAGCATCTCAGATTAATGCATCAGGTAAACAAATTATAGTAGTTCCGGACAGGGATCAACCCGGAGAACGAATGATAGATCGTGCTATCGAACTGGGATGGTCAGTGAGCTTTCCGGACTGGGCCGATGATGTAAAAGATGCTGGAGATGCTGTACTTAAATATGGTCGATTAGCTACAATGATAAGCATAATTAAGAGTGTAGAAGATAACGAACTTAAAATCAAATTAAGGAAAAAACTATGAGAAAGATATGGGAAATAATATCATGGCCCTATACCTATGTGGTCGATTATTTTAGATTTAAAAAGAGATTGAAGGAACTGCGTAAAAGGGATCCGTTTATTTACAAATGATAAAATGGGGCATATCGGCTAACAGTCACGACGGAGCAATATCGGTTTTTGAAAACAATCAATTATTGTTCGCGGGGCATACTGAACGTTTTTCTAAGATTAAGAACGATCCAGATATACCTGCAAACATGGTTCGTTACTTAAAAAAACAATGGGGAGATCCATTTGAAGTATTTTGGTATGAACGTCCGATTAGCAAAACATTTAGACAACTATGGGCCGGACAAGGATGGAAATGGTCTGATAATAATATCAGCAAATATCTCAAATCTGCCGATATACATGCTCCCGTAACTTTTGTCGATCATCATACTTCACATGCAGCCGCAGCATACTACACTGCACCATTTACTGATTGTGCTACACTGGTTATTGACAGCATCGGGGAATGGGATACTACTAGTATCTGGGTAGATAATAACAGTACTCCTAAAAAGATTTGGACCCGTACATACCCAAATAGTCTAGGACTATTCTATAGTGCTATGACACAGCGTATAGGTCTTAAACCGCAAGAAGATGAATATATACTTATGGGTATGGCAGCATATGGCGATCCTACTCGATTGATAGATCGTATACGCAACGATATGTGGAAAGATAACGGCATAGCTGTTAATCTACACCGAGGTTGTATGGAATGGGCACAAGAACTAAACACTATACAAGATCACTTTGATATCGCAGCGGCAACACAGAAACTCTACGAAGATGAGTTTGAAAAACTGTTAATACTGGTTAGAGAGAAAACAGACAAAACAAATATAGCACTAGCTGGAGGCTGTGCGCTTAATTGTGTTGCTAACACTATAGCATCAAAGTATTTCGAGAACGTGTGGATATTTCCCAATCCGGGAGATAGTGGATCTGCTATAGGCGCTGTACTAGCACATAGTCAAAAACATCTAACGTGGAATGACTGCTTCTGGGGATATGATATAAAGAGAGAATACCCTGTTAAGAAGATATTAGCAGATCTATTGGCTAAGAAAGCTGTCGGAGTTGCTAACGGTCGTGCAGAATTTGGCCCACGTGCTCTAGGTAATAGAAGTTTGTTAGCAGATCCACGCACACAAGAGATGAAAGATAAAGTTAACAATATCAAGAAAAGACAACAGTTCCGTCCGTTTGCTCCTGCTATACTAGAAGAATTCGCAGATGATTATTTTAATTTAAACAACAACACCTCTCGTTTTATGCAGTATGCAGTAAAGTGTAAACAACCAGAACTGATACCAGCTGCGATACATCACGATGGTACTAGTAGAGTGCAGACTGTTCCTGCAGGTAATCACGGATTCCGATTGCTATTAGAAGAATGGTACGAAGCCACCGGGTGTCCTGTATTGCTTAATACTAGCCTTAATATCAAAGGACAACCTATAGTAAACGATCTCGTTGATGCTCGTGCATTTGCAGATACATATTACGTAAATGTATATTGATCTACACAAACAAAGGTTATATAATAACGAATGACTGATTATAATTATGATATACAGAAACTATATCTTGAAATGTTTTTGGCAGATGCTGAGACATTTGTACGTTGTCAGAATATCTTTGATCCAAATAACTTTGATCGTAGATTACAAACAGTCGCCGAATATCTAAAAGACTACGTAGACAAATACAAAGTTATGCCCGAACTGAGAATCATCAGCGCAGAAACTAACATAGCCTTACAAGATGCGACAGATATTCCTAAAGAAAACTTTGACTGGTTATTGGACGAATTTGAAAGATTCTCTAGACATAAAGCACTAGAAAGAGCTATATTAGAATCAGCAGATCTATTAGCAAAAGGCGACTATGGTCCAGTTGAAGCTAAGATTAAAGCAGCCGTACAGATCAGTCTAGCTAAAGATATGGGTACTGATTACTTCTTAGATCCTAGAGCAAGACTGATGGCCCTTAAAGATAACAATGGACAGTTGAGCACAGGGTGGAAAGCAGTCGATCAGAAACTATATGGCGGGNTCAATCGAGGCGAACTTAATATATTCTGTGGTGGATCGGGTGCTGGTAAGAGTTTGTTCTTACAGAATCTAGCAGTTAACTTCGCAACAGTTAATCTTAATGTACTATATGTTACACTAGAACTTAGTGAAGCATTGACTAGTATGCGTATCGATAGTATGATCACGGGTATTACTACACGTGAAATTTTTAAAAGTATAGACGAAGTAGAACTTAAAGTTAGAGTTGCAGGTAAGAAATCGGGTGCTATACAGGTCAAATATATGCCCAGTGGTAAGAATATCAATGACCTAAGAGCATATGTTAAGGAATATAGCATACGTAAGGGACATGTTCCGGATGTTATATTAATTGATTATCTAGACTTGCTTATGCCTATATCTATTAAGATCAGTCCGGAAAATCTGTTTATCAAAGACAAGTATGTGAGTGAAGAACTGAGAAACTTTGCGATGGAGATTGGTGCTATCACTGTAACAGCGAGTCAGTTAAACAGAGCAGCAGTCGAAGAAGTAGAATTTGATCATAGCCATATCTCAGGTGGACTATCTAAGATCCAGACAGCAGATAATGTGATCGGTATCTTTACAAGCCGTGCTATGCGTGAGCGTGGACGTTATCAGATACAGTTCATGAAAACAAGATCCAGTAGTGGTGTAGGGCAGAAGGTAGATCTAGCGTTTGATCCCGATACACTAAGGATAACAGACTGCGAAGACGGCGACGATGAATATAATCCCAACGGTGGACGTAATCGTATCGCTGAGAGTATTAAGAGCAGAACAACTGTTAGTAGAGCAAGCGATGAAGCAGATCCTATTAAAGAAATGGGTAGAGTACGTGCTGAGACCGGATCTAGTAAATTAAGAGAATTGTTAGGAAATCTAGGCAGTGGCGACGAGGATCTATAAGTTCGTTGATCTACCGATGGAACGCGAATGCGAAGTCCATGATTGGTTAATAGATCATAAAGATGTTAAAGTCACTTATAGCTACTTCCGTGAAGGAACAGGAGCGATTGTTAGCGTGTTTGAGGTTGAATTCCCCGACGCTAACAGTGCGCTCCTGTTTGATTTAAAGTTTAGCGATATCGAATCTTACAATCGCTATTAAGCTGATTTTGTAAAAGATTTCATAACAGACCAGACATTATCATTAAACTGCTTTGTGCTCTTAATAAGATCATTAGTAAATGTCTTAGCAACAGTTGTCTGTGCGTCGATCATGCCAACTAGAGTATTTTGTAGAGTCTCGTCGGATACTAATTGCTTAGTGACTGTCTTCTTAGTATTCTGGATAGTGTCGATATAGGTGTCTAATGAGTACATGGTTTTCTCCTCTGTGTGTGTACTGTTTTTTTAGAAGTAGCGTGGAATACGTCCAGTGCGAATCATTTCATCGACTTGACGTGTTCTAGATTCTAATATGAAGTTATAGATACTGACTAATAGAGCGATCATAATGATTTACCTATCACTAGATTGTGATATAGATTTTCTATAGCATCGGTTAATAAAAATACAAGTGCGATCATGATACTTTAAATGCTCCTGTACTATGCTTACGTGCGATGAATTCAATATCGCAACGGGCAATACCGAGATCACGTAGATCACGATTGGTTAATTGGTTGAGTTCATAAACTGTCTTACGGTATTCGAAATAACGCTTGATTGCAGCGTTAACGCTTGATAAAAATGTTAGTAACATGACTGTCTCCTGTGTGTTTGTCTATGCTGTACTATAACAATATTTATATGGCAACGCAAGGAAAAATGTTGCAGCGCAGCGTAGATCAGGTATGCGAAAAACGCATAGTGTCATCATACTGTCATGTTAGATTGTTTATACGCCGTACTTGTTGCGTTTTATCTTAGCAACTGGGCTAACTTTGTTAGTATTGCTGAGTTCTTCGCTGCGGTTGTTGGTTATTTTCTTAACAGGAGCAGCACCAACTTGTTTAGCAGCGTAATTGATAATATCGAATTCAGCATCGGTGTATGTGCTGTATAACGGATCACCGCCTATTTCATTAGTTGCTTTAGTAGGAAACTCTGGTGCACCAGCCATTGCGATACCCATACGATAGTTGAGATAAGCAGATCCTGTACTCATATTACCCTTAGGGGTAGTGATAGCACCTTTAATCGATGACTTATGGTCGTCGGGCATCCTATGTACATCTTCCGCTATGAATTCATTTGCTCTCATACTATTATTTATAATAAATAATCTATCACTGGGGAAAGATACCATAATGAGAAATTACATCGATATAGTTGATAACAGTCGCCGACAAGAAGCAGAAATCAAAGAAATGGCTGCACTGTTTGAAGCACTTGCTTTAAGACAAGTTATGCTAAACGAAGGTCGATTAGATGAAGCAGGTGTATGGAACGCTGTAAAATCCGCAGTAGGTGCAGGTGTATCAGGTGTAAAGACAGCTAACGATGCTATCAATAGACTGGGACAATTAGCACAGAAAACTGCACCAGTACAGGGCTTTGATATAAAAGTAGACGGTATACTTCAAAAGATTGGTGCAGCTAATCCTAAGTTAGCCGATACTGCTCGTAAATACGGAGAATGGGCTAAACAAAATCCAGTTAAACAAGGACTTATCATAGGTATGCTAACTGCGGTAGCAAGTCTTGTAACAGGACCAGCAGGCGGTGCAGCAGCTGGCGCAGTGCTACGAGCAGGTAATGAATTGCTTAAAGGTGAGAAGGCTTCTACTGCTATAGGTAAGAGTGTAAAAGGCGCAGCATTTGGTTGGCTCGCAGGGATAGGTATACGTGAACTAGGTGATTTTATAGCCAATATGCATATACAGATGAACCCTGTAAAGGGTATCAGAGATGTCATCGAAGCTAATTTAGATTATCAGAGGATAGAGATGGGAGGTAGTAGAAGTGGTAGCGCAGCAGGCCATCTGCGTACTATGATCCCAGCTGATGAGGCTCAGAAACTACAGGGTTGGTGGAATACAGCCGTGAAGGCAGCAAAATCGAGCGATTATGCATCGGCCCAACAACAGTTTAATCAGATCAGTGCTTATTTTGCTTCACCGGATTATAAAAAATGGTTAGACGGTATTGTAGCAGTCAATAAAACACTAGAAGCGCAGAAAGACCAGATATTGTCTTCCGCAGCACAAATGCAAGATATCGCAAAGAACTTGTCAGCAGCAGTACAAGGCGCAGTAACCGGCGCGGCGGCAGGCGGCGAGAAGAAAACAAAAGCTGAGCCAGCTCCGGCAGGTGCTGCCAGCAAAACAACACCAGGGGGAGCCGCAACAGGCGGTGCAATGGGTGCAGTAAAAGGTGCGATAGGTAAAGCAGGAGCAGCTATCAAAGGTGCATTTGGATCTAAGACTCCTGCTCAACCAGTAGCTCAACCAGGACCAGGAACAGTGCCAACTGCTGAACCAGGAGTTGCTGTACAACAACCAGCAGCTGGTGGATTTAAACGTAACGTAAGTCAACTACAACAACCTGCTCAACAGCAGCCAGCTACACCGCAAGCAGCACCAGCTAAACTACAGCCAGGACAGAAATGGCAACCAGCTTGGAAAAACAAAAAGACTCAGGGAACTACTACAACTACTCAGACCTTTAAAGAAGGTAAGAAATTCTCTTATAAATTGAGCATAGGTGAGTGATAGGGCCAAGCAACGCGGAGCGTAGCGCGGTTTTTAAGCAGATTTTTTTATAATATAATACTAGCAGATTATAGAGATCATGCTCATATAAACCACGACCCCATATAGATACCACAGGACTAATCCCCAGGAAACTAAACATAATAAGAAAGAATACAGCATAATACGCAACATAGAGTATTTACAATGTTAATCACCCTGCCCAGGATCCGGACTGAAATACTTCTCTAGCTTACCCTGCTCGCCCTTAAACAGCTCGGCATCGGCTGGAGACTCACGCTTAATTGTTATGTTGGGCCAGATACGACTATACTGGTCGTTTAATGTTATCCAGGAATCAACATCGGCAGCAGTGTCGGGACGTATAGCATCAGCTGGACACTCGGGTTCACATACACCACAGTCAATACATTCATCGGGGTTGATTACTAACATGTTGTTGCCTTCATAGAAGCAATCAACTGGACAAACTTCCACGCAATCCATATATTTGCATTTAATACAATTATCCATAACTACATATGTCATTATTGCTCAGTTCCCCAACGTATACGCAAACAAGCTGTTAATCTGTAGGTAATCATTCTAACTATAGTTCTTGTATGTGTTTCTTTCATTACCAAATTCCATCTGTTAAATCCACAGCAAACGGTAGACTCAACTCACGTACACGCTCTCGTAATACACTTATAGCTGTGTGTATATGCCCCGTATCGCTGGGCTGTAGTCGAGACTCTAATACTCGTATCTCACGCTCTAGATGCGCTATGTGCTCAAGATCATCCCAATCCATACATATAATATAACATACTAAACAGAGTAGATCAACGGTAAATAAACGATGCGTATCAACGAAATATTAACAGAATCAACCGTAGATGAACTAACTGGATATAGAGAACACCCTATATACAAACAAGCAGCAGCTATGAAAAAAGATCCTACATTCATACGTACGGGTGATTATACTGATACTGATCGTATAGATCAGTTCGTAGATAAGATAAAGGCTATGGGATATAAACCCGTACAGTTGGGTAGAGGATACTTTGGTGAAGTATTCCAACATCCCCGTCGTCCCAATGAGGTTATTAAACTATTCCATAAGAACCCTAACTATCTCAAATGGGCAGAGTACTGTAAAGCATACAGTAAGAAGAATGAACACTTACCCCGTATAACTATGATAAAGAGTATTGATAATCAAACAGCGTTCGTTATGATGGAGAAACTCGATCCATTGACTGATAAAAGTTTCAAAGATGCTATGGGTTTTGTATGGAGTATGTACGGTCCGTGGCCCACTCCAGCACAGGTACTACATGCTGGAATTAAATTAAAAGCAGAGTTTCCTAAACTATACTACACGTTTAAGGATATGAGTCAAAAGTTTAGCAGGATGAAGAACTGGGATATGCACAGTGGGAACTTTATGCAACGTGGCGATACTGTAGTGATAACAGACCCTATAGGGGAAGGTGGCGTATGAAAATTAAAGAACTTTTAGAACGAGCAGAATCACCCTTTATAAGAGCGATGAGGGTAGACCCAACAGCATACGACTTTGGAAACCGTAAAGACCTTGGTGATGCTAATATACAGATGCAGCTAATGAAGAATATCGATAGACAGGGTAATAGACCAATCGTATTCCAAGATGGTAGCGAGATGAATCTAAGCAGTGTGTTGAGTCATAAAATACTATTGACTCTAGGTGAACTACTGCCTAAAGAAAGACACATACAGGTGAGAAGAATAATAAAGAGCCCAGAACATCTTAAACAGTTCATCCACCAATATATAAAACGATAAAAATCTGCTGTAAAAAAAATTTCAAAATAGGAAAACAGTGGGCCCGACCTAGTACACACAGTATACAAAGTGGTCGCGCATATTTTTAGTATTAAGTAAACTTTCCTAGCCGGGTGGTGATTCTACAACCCCATGTGAAGAAACAGCAACGCTAGCCCGCCCAAAAAATACGCTAGCATTATCAAACACTTAACCGGTCGGTGTCTCAGAATGACCAGACCACCATGGCCTTGACCATAACCGTATTCTCCGCCGCCCAATAAGCCCAACTGTGATGCATCCATCCTGAGTCGATACTAGTGATGATCCACATGTGATCGCCAACCCGCATGTCACACCCCCGCCAGCTTACAGATGCCCGTGAACAGTACTATGATGAACAGTAGGGCAACAGCAGCCCCGAAGAGGAACAGTAGGATAGGTATGATGTTGAGTAGGACGGCTATGGCTACTGCTATACCTATCATCCAGCACAGTGCTATCACAGCTAGGGCAGGGTCACCTAGTCCTATCGCTATAGTGACACAACAGACTAGGATGATAGTCCACATCGCAGCAGGACTCTCACGCCCTAGGTAGTAGCCAGCAGCCATACCTGCTAAGGGTAGGAGTAGCCACATTATGTTCGCTCCTCTATATGCTGTATGTCCCAGGGCATCCATCCTGCTTGTGTTGCGATCTCTAACGCTCTAGCACAGCCGGTGGCTATTACATTGAGGTGTGCGCCGCAGTCCATGACTACCGTATAACGTTTCATCTTCAGCATGTTAGTCTCTCCATGAACCATCGTCTACCATCGACTGTATGCGGGGCTTGTCGTCTACTGCTATCTTGTAGATTAGATAGCAATCGCTTTCGAAGTAAACAGGGCACAGCTTATATGCTTCCCAGGCTGCTTCTGCTTTCGCTTGTGTTGAGTACACACCTAAGCATGCCTCGCCATCGTAGCCCTGATCTAATGACAGTACGAACATGATCTGCTCCCTTTGTTTATGCTGTTATAATAGCATCTGTTAGGAGTTTGTCAACACCGCCCCAACGATATAGATCGCTAAGAGTGTCCCGTTGACTGCTACCAAGTTCCACTCACGGATACGTACTGACCATATCAGATATGCGAGCGCACCGAGGTTGAGGAAGAATATGTTCGCGGGATCGATGCGGAGACTTGTGAGGATCGCACCTAGTATCACTGCGATCATACCCACGTACTTTAAAACATTATCCAACATGTTATTCTTTCGTATGAGGAATGGTGCCCGCGGTCAGATTCGAACTGACACTGTGAAGATTTTAAGTCTTCCTTCTCTACCATTGGAATACGCGGGCCTTAATAGTTGGTGGGCCCAAATGGACTTGAACCAGTAACCTACGGTTTATGAGACCGTTGCTCTAACCAATTGAGCTATAGGCCCACGAACTATTATCTATTGTCTTATAGTAGCAGAGTAGGGAGGCTGTTGTCAACCTCCCTATGATCTTACTTATGCGGTGTAAGCGAGGACGCTTTCTTTATCTTTGAAACGCTCCAGTCCCTTGAGGAACAGCACAGCCATTTCTTTGTCCATCTCTGTGGGCAGTTCGATCAAGTCCACATCCGTGTGCCCGTTGCGAGCAAGCACCTTAACGCGGGTTGCGATATCGTTAGCGAAACGAACTTTTTCTTTGCCGTTGAGGACGGAAGTACCAGCAACTGTGAATGACTTAGACATGTTGTATCTCCTGTGTGTGTGTCTTACTGTCTATAATGTATAATAGCATCTGTTCTAGTGTTGTCAACCTACCCCTCGGTCTATAATGTATAGGAGATCGCGGATTGGTTGGACCAATCCTCATCCTCATACTCCGCAGGATCGCAACCAGTGACGCAGTCGGGCTCACACTCTTCGCTCTCGAAGTAGCGGATGTCTGCTGCCGTGGTGTAGGGGTCTGTGTTCCTACGGATCAACTCGTCGATCATTCCGTCGATCATGATCTGTGCTTCTTGGACGTCGCGTCCCTCGTCGCGGTTCTTGCGGAGGATCTTGAGTGCTTTGCGGATCGCAGTGTCGGTCATCGCGTTATACATCGCCTACCCCTGTTGCTTAATGTCTATAATGTATAATAGCACCTTAGCCTCTGCTGTCAACCTGTCTCAGCATCAACACCCCACAGCCCAACACCCCGACGCCCACGATGCTGACCAACGAACCGGCGAACAGCGATTGATCGTTGATCGAGGATTCCATACCCGAGACTCCCAGGATAGCGAACCAAATCCCAACGACTGTGAGGATAGTACCTGCTGTGGTGTTGCTCATCTGCTTGCTCCTTAATGTCTATAATACATAATAGCACAGAGTCTGATCGTGTCAACCTTTTTCGATTTGGTCTCCCGGGCCGGATTCGAACCGACGTTATTCCTGTTCCCAAAACAGGTGCCATACCAGACTAGGCGACCGAGAGTTTATATTGGTACCTGCTGTTGGTTTCGATCCAACTCTTTCAGTTCCACAAACTGACGTGCTAGCCACTAACACTAAGCAGGCATGATTGGCTCCGACACCTGGATTCGAACCAGGGACCAAGTGGTTAACAGCCACCTACTCTACCGCTGAGCTATGTCGGAATAAACTCTTGTTAGGCCGCCCTACGGCTGCCCTTCATATAGGTGCTCTTCCCGGCGTGCTTGCTACCCTGCGACTTGGTAGACTTTGCCCCAGGGCGGCATACTGTGACACCCTTGGAGGCTATATACTCAGCGACGATGTCCGCAAGTCCTTGGTCAATCCGCTTTGCGTGGGTTACGATGCTGCTCATCTGCTTGCTCCGTTGTTAATGTTTATAATGTATAATAGCACACCCTAACAGCACGTCAACCTAGGGTCTTTGTGTTCTCGTCGAACAGTTTGATCTCAGCCTTTTTGTATATGGAAGACTTCATGAACTTCTCAGCCTTGCGCAGGCCTGCGAGAGCCTCGTTCCACGATTCGAACTCAGTGGCTCGGTCGGGATCGCTGGTCCACACCGTGTTGCGCAGATAAAACGGATTGCCGTTGGAGACCACCGTCACCTTGAATATCGCCGTCTCGTCTGTCATGATGTTCTCCGTTGTTTGTTTATAATGTATAATAGCACAGGGCGAGAGCACGTCAACCCCGCCCTGTGCTTATAGTATTAAAACTCGTTTGCTTTAATATAGGCAGCAAACAATTCACGCTCTACTTCGTTAAACTGGGTTTCTTGCGTAATGGCAAATTTAACAGCGTCTACTTTATCCATTTCGTAAGCACAATAGATAAGGTTAATGTCCGTGTGCCCGTTGCGACCCAATACTTTGATGCGGCTTGCTAAATCGTTAGCAAAGCGGACTTTGAGGACACCATTGAGGACGCTAGTTCCAACGACTGTGAATTGCTTGCTCATTTTGCGCTCCGTTGCGTTTTGTTTATAATGTATAATAGCACGTCTTATCAGCACGTCAACCTTGCTTAAAAGTCTGTATGGTCGTCCTCTTCAACCGTAAGTTCGTCAGCCCCTACGGACCAAGTCTTAGTATCAACAATGCCGTCTTTTTCCATTGCTAAGGCGTCTGCGGCGTCTTGTGCGGCGTCTTGGCTGTCTGCTTCAATTTTTGTAAAATAAGTGACGACACGTTGTGCGAGGAAAGTAGCCATTTGTTTGCTCCGTTGTTAATGTTTATAATGTATAATAGCACGTTCTATAAGCACGTCAAGCAGACAGCAATTCGTTGCTGCCACGGAAGTTCTCATAGTCGTAAAAGGCTACCATCTTGCCGTCTTTAAAGTATACAGACAGCCCGCCAAGGTCGTCGCTGTCATCAAACTCAATACTGTTCTCAAAACGTTCAAGCAACAGGTCCATTTTATCGTCGCCCGTTGCTTCAAAACTAGCAATGGCTTCTGCTTCATAATCATGGGTATACTTGCTATTGTTTATAATATACTCTTGAGACAACATGTTGCGCTCCGTTGTTTGTTTATAATGTATAATAGCACGTCTTAGCATAGTGTCAAATAGTGTTTTTTGCGCTTGCGCTTATGGTGCGCTTGCGCTTGTTTTTGTTTATAATGTATAATAGCACACAATACGGGCTTGTCAAATGCCCCTAGCAGCGGGGCCTAGACCGCCCAGGTTGACGCAGAGTGCAGACGTGCTATTATATACTTGAGGTCCAGGGATACTGGGGAGCCGAGAGTGTTGGTGAATCCTGGATTCCCGCCCAGACCAGAATTCCACAAGATCCCTATGTGGATCGCCCAATCCATTATGGATCCGCTTGACGCAGTTCTGGAATCGTGCTATCCTTACTGTATAGTATAGAGTCACTGTGGCTGATCGTGGTTGGTTCACCGTGGCAGACCGGTCCGGATCGTGGTCTACGATGGCGGATCGACCAGATCCGACCACTCCAGAATGTGAATATATTCATATTATCTCCAGATCTGAACCATTCAATTGGCTGGTGTGAACGGTGGTCTATGGTGGTCTACTGTGGGCCGCAGGATTCTCAGGGGATGGTCTCGGCAGGTATAGCGACAATGATATAAAGATATGTTTATATCCACATGTCCAATCTGTCCCAATTCTGTCCCAATCTGTCCCAATTCTGTTACACTCTGTCCCAAACTGTTATTTCAAACAGATCTCATGATATATCAAACGGTTCCGCTCCACAGTTCTTCGCTTATAGTCTCAACCTCATCCACTATAACCCAATCTGCTCTAGTCCCACTTAACGGCTTATGTGGTTCTGGAGTATAAACCAAACTCTGTATTACGGTTAGATCACTGTTCTGTATGAGGCCCCATGCGTCTTTGCCCTGTTCGTTCTTTACTGTGACCTTAACGCCTTCTGTTGAGAGCCAATAGTTGAGATGGGTTCGTTTTAAGTTCTGTTCTATGCTGCAGCCATTAGACTCTAAGAAGGTCTTTTGGTTCGTTGTTAGTCCACTGACGAAGTAGGCGTGTTGTTTCATCTGTATGCCTATTGCCCACAGCGGGGCCATTGTGTGTATAGGGTATTGGTATTGTGCTTATAGTCACAGCGGGGCCTATATGTGGTTGTGCGATACGGATCCTAGCCACATAGTTTCAGTTCGAAGTTGATCTCCTCCCTGTTTGAGATCTGGGTGTATACCCTGTATTGGGTTTAGGTTTGAGAACTGTAGTGCTACCAGTGTGGCTAGTTTGGCTTCACGTGTATGGATCAGTATATACCTCTCACCATTACGATCTACTCTGCTCCAAGTATAATCTTGATCGTGCGTGTATCCACGATTCGTGATCCATTCGCTTATCTCGATGCATTGGTGTGTATTGCCATGGAGTGTTATAGTTGTGATCATATGTTATAGTCCCAGTTCGCTTAGGATATCTATTATAGTATAGTCTATACGATTATCCTGACCCCAATATAGTAAGAACAGTGATAAGTCGGACTCTTGTTCCAGTTGGATATAGACTATACCGTCTACGAAGTGTTTAGTCCAGTCGTGTTGGAAGTTATCCATACACCATTTGATCAGATCGTGTGCTGCTCTACTGTGTTGGATATGGTATACGGCGATCGTGTGTGGAAAAATCGCGCGAACCTCGTTGAGGTTATTCTCGGGCATTAGATCAGGTTCTTTTCTTTCCAATATTGGACTAGCATGTAGAGTAGGATAGCGAGCACATACCAATGCTCGCCGATCCATAATAGTATAGTGTGATATGGTTCATCAAATCTCAAGGTCCACCCGTTTCCACTAGTAATATAAGAGAGTGGATCCATAGCAGTAAGAGCAGTATGGGTAGCATGAGCATCCATTTAGTCATGATGCTATCACGACCTTTTCAATTGAAGGTTTTTCGCAGTTCTTACCCTTGCCCAGACTACGGAAGGTGTTCTTGCTCTGTAGTCGTTTCACATCTGCTTCTAGTTTAGTGATACGATTGGCCTGTTCTGCGATCAGTTCTAGAATAACCTTATTGATCGTGTGCTGTTCTTCGTTCATCTTATTGGCTCCAATAGCGTTCTTGGCTGGGGTCCATATGCGTTCCAACCTTGCTGGGGTGGATCTCTATTTCTTTTGTGCTATCCATGAGGCTCTTAACCTTAACAGGTAGGGCGTCGACCCACTTCTTTTGGTAATCATAGTCGCTCATTACTTGGTAGGGTGCGTAGTCGTATTGGTTATCTTTCTCAGCCCATTCCATATAGATACCGTTGGTCCAGCAGGGTGAAACACGACGCCACCCTGCGTTCTTATTACTTGCACGGACGCCGATCTTCGCGCCACGTTCTGTTGCGTACCACTTAACTGAATCGTAGGGTGCTTTCTTGTGGACGATATGCCAACCACTCATAGTGTGCTCCTGTGTGTTTGTTTATGCTTATATAATAGCATCTTACTTGGCTGTGTCAACTGGCTTCTTCTTGCGAGGGCGACCCCATTGGTTCTTTAGTTCCGCGGGGTCTGTCTTCTGGCCCTCGGGGATCTTCTGTATCTTACCACCCTGGGCTTGGAATTCTTTAACGGCCTGCTCAATTTTCTTTTGTAATAGTTCTCTTGGGTTGCTCATGCTCTTATATATCCTCGGTAAGGATCAGGACCCATTCATATTGGCTGAATATGAATTCAAAGTCTAGCCCATTTACTGTTAGGTCTGGGCTGACCCTAGCCAGATACCCATCTGTGGGGGGATCACCCTCACCGTAGGCTATGAGTAGACCGGGCCTAATCCAAGTGGCCCAGTCTGTGTGTCTTACCCTATGCCAGCCTCCGCTCATGCTAGTTCTTCCTGGGCTTTGTCTTTTTGGTCGACCCTAAAGTGATCCAAGCAGTCGCTCACACGTTCATCGTCTGCGAAGTAGAACACGAAGTCACCCACACCACAACGGTATGACTTGGATACGTATTCAAACCCACCGTAGTATTGGAGTTGGCGGTCGTTAGCCACATAGACTATGATCGCGTCATCTGCCACATAGACCAACCCACAGCGTTCGTCTAGACCTATTGCCTTAGCGGAGACCTTTGGGAGGGTGTATACGAACTCACGGACTTTAGGGTTAATATCGTTTCGGATAAAATTTTCTGCCCAGATCATAGTGTGCTCCTGTTGTGTTTGTTTATGTTTATATAATAGCATCTATAGGCTATACGTCAAGCGGCTTCCTTGATTGCGTCTTCTAACTGTTCAAAGAAATAGTCCTCGTCCTCGATCTCCAATTCCAAGGTTGACAGGCGTTCCTCTACCATTTCCTGGATAGCGTAGACAGCCTCATACAGGGCTTTCATCTTGGGCAGGATTTCCTCAGATTTAAAGATATCGCTGAGTTCCCAATCTATTTCCTTTTCCGCAGTGTAGGTAAAGTCGCCCAGGAAGTCTTCCATTTTACGGAGAACAGTTTCCTCTTCCTTGCGTGTATAGATGCTGCTCATGGTGTGCTCCTGTTGTGTTTGTTTATGCTTTATAATAGCATATCGCAGGGCTATGTCAACTGGGTTAATCGTGTTCAAATGGCGCATAGACCTTTTCAATGGGCCAAATTAGGCATATCTGTGTCACATCTTTTGGATTGGCAATATAGAATTTAATACAATAATCTGCGACTCCACCGTCGGAGTCGTATTCCCATTCTTCTTTCCAAAAATAATCTACCTTATGTTTTCTATTTTCTTCAAGCCAAAACTCTAGGGTCCCAATCGTATGATACCAATACTCTACGGTCTCATGCGTATTATCAGATAATACCATTTTGATCATATAACATGAAGGACATTTGTCCCAATCCAACAGGTCGGTCAAGTCCCCCAAGGTAAGACCTCTACTGCCATATTTTTTCGCAAGATCAATCATTGTCCATACGCCTGTTTGAGCACCCTGGTCAAGATCGTATCGATATCGATCAGGCTATCGCTGGTCCTGACTAGTTCTTTGATACGGTATAGGGGGTATCGCTGTTCAACGATGATCTCGGCAGCGCGATCCAAGCACCAGTAGGCTCGATCCCATTCAGACCCAGTATCGTCAGCGAAGTGAAAACTGGCCTGTTGGAATAGGTCTAGGATCTGTTGTTCTGTGTCCATTACAGTGCCCTCCATTCCACCTTAGTCACACCTGTCTTCTTCTGTATGAACCAGAAGAACTTCTTGGCGGCAGTCTCACTAGCGAATGTCTTCTCGTGCTGGTAAGTACCATAATAGGAGTAGGTAACAGTGAACATCAAGCAGTCTCCTCATCTATAGGATAGTGTTTATCCTCATATTCAACGATCAGATCAATTAGTTTGGAAAGGACGATTGCGGCGGGTCCTTCGGTGGAATCAAAGATCAGATCCACACATTCTAAGAGGACTCTGTAGGTTGCTTCGTCCATCACTTGGCCTCCTTGAACCAATCTTCTACATCAGTGTAGTGGGTATAACCAACATCGCCCCACTTAAATCCGTCGTTGACGATATCGTGGATAGCCTCCACACATTCGTCATATTCACCGCCACCAGCACGAGCGCCCCAATCGTAGGCACATTGCTGATTCTCTCCACGCCGGATACCCGCACGGTAGATGTCTTTGATCTGTTCGATCGTAAAGGTAAAGGTCTTGTCAGTCATTAGGCCGCCTCCTTGATCAGTTTCTTCTGGGCCTTTTCGATCTTGGCCATCAGTTTCATAAAGTATTTGAAGTCCTCATTGTCGCTGGTAGCATCACAGGCCCGTTCGAGCCCAATGAAGAGAGTATCCAA